TTTAATTCACTAATTGTATTTTGATTATAAGTAAGATTACTTATACTAATGTGTCTTGGTGAAAAGGTCGGATAAATGCGACCTGGCTCTAACGTCCAGGTATGATAGAAAAAATCTGCAGTAACATCTTTTTGCTCTGTAAGAAACTGTGTGAGTACTTCATAACCCTTTTGGTAGTTTCGTGGTTGACCGAAGAGACAAATGGCAATGCGCATTACTGTATTGGTGATTTTTTTCTTAGATGGAGGCCGCGGGCTTCAGCTCCGAACCTCCCTGCGAAGCAGGTTAGTGCGCAGGTTTAACTGCGCACTTCCCCCGCAAGGGGGTTTGTTCGTAACTTTAGTTACGAACTTCATCAGGATGCACCAATTTTACAAAATTCAAGGGAGTTGTCCTTCCCATTCTGTACGCCCGTCCCAGAATCTGCTTCTCCTCCTCCGTTGTCATAGCATGCCATAATACCACATAGGTCGCCGATGTGATATTCAGACCGGCCCCCGCGTGATTCGAGTTCAGTAATAAGACTCGTGACTCTCCACTATCAAACTTGTGTAGAACACTATTTATTACATCCTTATTTCCCTTTACAGTCTCGACTGTAATCCTCTCCGCCTCTAGTGTCTCCTGCATCATCCTGAAAGGATTTTCATAGCGACTGAAGACAAGAAACCGGTCATTCGGCTTCGAACGAATTAAATTCAGTAAGGCATCAATCTTCTTGGGCGGAATTGGTGCGGCTTGAGCCACTGGCCTGGCTACAGCAACTTTCTCTGAAACACCCTGTAGAGCAGCCACTTGGATAGGCGACCTACACATGGGACATCCTTGAATACGACTCAGGCTCATAAGAATACAGCCACCACAAAAAATACGAGAACAGCACGGTGTGAGAACAGCATCATTCGGTTCATCAAAACAGATTGCGCAAATCTCTTTTTTATAATTCTCAATGCGCTGCTTAATACTCTCAATCTGCTCCTTGAGACCATTGATTTTGCCCTGTAGATTCGCCAGTGCCTGCTCCTTAACTTGCGGTGATGCGTACTCCTCCTCAGACTTGAAGACATAGAGACGCTCAAGACGCTTGAGTTCCTTCTGACGATGCTCTGTAACGGCTTGAATCAGATTCATCGGCGAATCGGATGGAACACCTAGGGCAGTAAGTGCCGATGTGATATCTCCTGCATTTAGAAGATTCTGTATATTCGTAGGAATTGCGCTTGATAAAATTCTCTGTGCAACGGTGGGTTCACAAAGAATGGTCTGTGTAAAGAGTGGAGGAAGTGAAATGGATTCCTGAATAAAGGAGTCACGGCATTTGAGCACAACATGTGAACGAAATGGATGATGATTTCGTAGATAGTCGCGCAAATAGAGTCCTGACCGTGATGTATACCGCGAAAAATATCCACGACCTGGCACTAAGGCCTCGGCAAACTGTGCCTGAAAGGATGGATCATAGTGAATAAACTCAGGGCGCTGCATAATACGCTGAACATGAGCATTTGATAACCAAACCCGTTCATTCTCAAAGACTAAATTTGGCCAGGTTGCCGAAATAAACCAGACAAAATTCCCTTGAGGAAAGGTGTGTGTACTCGGAATATAAATACTATCGGCTTCGTCCATATAAATTCGAGAAAAATAGACTTTATTATGCACCTCCTCTAGAAGTTTGCCCAGCAAAGTATTGCTGACAAGAACAAAATCAGACTCCATCATTTTCTTAACTAATGTCTTTGAATCGAGCGACCGCTTAGTGCGTATATAAAAAGCCTCAAGCGTTGTCTGCTTTGTAATATAGTCCTCCCATTGTCTGAACAGTGTATGGGGTACAACAAGAAGTGCAGGTGAATTAGATAAATCACTATATACCGTCGTTTTAAGACTGTAGAGATTGGGCTTCGATTCATTATTTAGAGATTTATAAGAGACTGGGGGTACACTATTAAGTTTACTTGCAATATGACCAAGAACCATAAGAGACTTGCCTACACCCACCGAATCACCTAGAATCGCATATCGACTAAAGAGTGTTTCACCTGAGATATCAAATCCTTTTTGCAAGGACGTTTCAAGAGTATTCATTTGATAAATAATTGCACGCTGATGAGCGCGAAGGGGGACACGTATACTTGATGGTTGATCAATCATATGTGACTCTGAAGTGCATCCATTTACAAATGGTCTATTATATAGATCTGTAAAAACATCAGCGTTATGAATCATTCAACTAAAGAGCGTCTTATCTCTAACTTTAGGCATTCGCAAAAAAAGTGCGCATGTCAGGGTCCTTAATAAAATCTTTAAGTTTATATGTAGTCTTAGCAATAAATGGATTCTTTCCAACATCATCACGCATCTTTTTCTTATCAAATGTGTTTTCACTGTGGCTCATTACGAGCATCACTTTGAAGGGATCCAGTTGAATCATAGGATTCTTATAATCATCAAGAAAGGAACGCTCCTCTGCATGTGTAACAGTATCATCATACCGATGGCTATTTGAATATGACTTTCGCCAGGCCATTGTGCCGTTTGTAGCGTGATTTCGATTATAGGGACCTAGTTTATAAATCTCTTTTACATCTGAGTAATACATATAGATTTCTGAACTGCCTGCAAGTTGAATATCCTTACTATTTGAAAAACGGGCAACTGCATGACTTACGCGCTCAGGTGGATAATAATCATCGTCATCCATGGCGACAATAATCGAACCCTTTGCCTCATCATTAAGTCGATTCCTTTTTTCACCAATTGTCAGTTTCTCATCAAGAGGAATATAGTGAATATTAGGAATTTTCTTTGCGGCCTCAGCGAAAAGATCGTCTACTTTATCTTGTCCATCATCCAGAATAATCCACTCCATGTTCTCTTTCTTGTATGTTTGATTCTCGTAGCATTGAATGAGGTATGGAATAAAACGTCTTCTATTGTAAGTCGGTGTAATCACACTTACAATAATAGGGGCCATTTCTACTAAATATTCACCATTCGGGTTTAACCTATCGATTTTTGCGCGGCAATGATTGCCTCTGCAGCAGCAGTATAGTCTTCTTTAGCCTTTTGAATTAAAGGAAGATCTTTGTACCAGATAAGTTGTTCAAAAAAGGAGTCCTTTTTCACTTCATCAGGATTGTAGGGATAGATTGGAAATAGATAGGAACCCATAAAGGGCGGATGATTTGTATAGGAGCGATAGAGATAATAGGGGAGTACCAGAAACCATAAGAGAACAGCATAGATAAAATAGAGAATGCGAATTGACATGGGGCGAACGAGTGAATCACTTGCAACTAAGGAGCCAGTGTAGAGACCTATTACCAGATAGAGCATTGTAAAAAGTCCCGAAATGGTCTGGTCCCAAATTTTCTGCTTTACACGGTCACCACTGAACTGTGATTCCTCCAGTTTCTCCTTTTCGGCTTTAGCAGCGGCGGCTTGCGCCATGAGTTCATTTAAATTACTGCCACTGGATTTCTGATCATTTATAGCCTTTTGTTGAATCTCTTGGATTGCAGCGGGCTCATTGAGAATTGAACTGGCACTGTTCACAATGGTGCCAATCTGTGTCTGGAGTATAGACAAAGAAGATGTTAAATTCTTGGTATACCACACTTGATTTTGGTCAAGCACTTGTTGGAACTGTGTGGCCTTATCTGCGGAGACAAGATTTTGATTTTGAAGTTGCAGAAGTGTATAGTTCCAGAGTTTTAGCGAATTATAGAATACAATTCGAATCTTATCGGCATTTATTTGTGCAGTCATTGAATCCATTGTGATTTGACTCTGTGCATCAATGGAATCTGAAAGAGCACTGGGATGCTGTTGCAGCCATGTCATCCCTGTGTCTACGACCCCCTGCATAAGCGTGGCTCCCTCAGGTGTAATTCCACCTGATGCAGAATCAGTTTGAATATTCGTCTGCAACTGTGTAAGTGTGTCTCTGTAGATGTCGCGAGTCTTTGCCGCGTCTTTTTGGTCGGCCGCCTTTTGACGCCGAACATCGGGGTTATATGTAAGATTATCGAACAATTGACTTGCTCCTTGCCCCATCCTATTTATAGAGCATACTTCAGTCCACCCATACCTGACGCGAACTCCACGAAATTGATGGATTCAACATAAATGGTCAAATCATAGACATAGGTTGTATTTGGAGGCAGTGTATACGGATTGACTTCCACCTGGAAGACACGAATACGACTGGAATTCAGTGAACCTGATGGTTGATGATTTGGGCTATGAAGACAGAAACTGTAGATTGGCAGAATTTCACCAGGGTCGCCGCTGGTATATTTGTAGGGGACGACCTTTGTAAAGTAGTCAATCGGTTTTATCTCCTGAATTTCATTGCCATCGCAGAGAACTCGTAGACTCTGTAGAATCTGGAGTTGTGCAAATTGAATAAATACACCTGATGAAAAGGCTTGTGTCAAAAGAGGAATTGTTCCAGGTGGAGCCAGATAAGGCGTTGAAGGATAGTTCCACCAATTTGTCCAGTTTGCAAGGTCGTTGCGATATTGTAGAGTATCAGAGCGACGATTTACAAAGAGTAGGCGCTCAATAGGATTATGCGTATCAAGATCTAGAATCTGGCGGGTATAGAGTGCTGGAAAGGGATACCAACTCACTTGATGTAATAGATAAGAGAGTGGAGTTGATGCAAAGAGATTTCTCTCTTGCTCAGGCAAATACACATAGGTTGTCTCAAGTGTAGGCTGTAGATTCCATGTATTGAGGGCGGGCACAACTGCACCAATGTCGGTTAAGAAGGCATTGAGTTGTCCACTAAGGTCCACAATTGTTGTGTAATCCGGAAGATTTGAGCGCAAATTTACAAGGGGAGCCGTCGTCTGAACTCCAGGAGCCACACGGAAACCTGAAGCATCAAGAACAGTATAGAGTTGATTAATTGGATTGAGTGTCAGTTGAACTTCACATTCATGGTACTGAAGTCCTACAAGCGGAAG